ATCTCCTGAACATGTATTGCTGGAAGAGGGAGTGATAAAGGGAACATTGCAGGACTGGCAATTGACAATCGAACAAAAATAAGGTTAGCAGTCAGACTGTATGGAATGAAATTTATCACAAATTATCATTATAGAGAATACTACCTAGACAAAGAAGAATTCAATGATCTTGCAGATCGCAGGGTGCTGGATATGGGAGTTGTTGAAGGAATACTAGTAGTGGAACTTTAGCATAGATGTAGAAAGGAGAACAATATGAGAAAAAAAGATAAAGAGTTCTTCGAGTACATGGAGAAGAATTTCAAAACACCGCCAGAAATAGCGGAGCTGTTCTACTATTTCGACAGGCGAGTTGTAAGATATCGGCTTATCATCGCAGTGCTGTTAATGATTATAGTTTTGCTGATAATATTCAAACCTTAACCATAATCAAATTTGTCAGCAATGATGCAATGATAGCAGCCATCACAGAGATGATTAATTGCCAGACCTTTGTGTCATAGAACTGGTGGCGTTTGTAAACGCAATAACGTCTGTATGTATCAGTAAGATCATACACCGGATAATTTGGAACATCGTTTCTCGTAGAATCGGTGAAACGATAGTGAGATTCGATGAATTTATATGTACTCTCCAGTGTACACCGATCTTTGCCGATGAATTTATAAGATACCGGATGATAAAAGCGCATGATAAATAGCTTCAGCTGTTCACGCAGTAATAAATTAACATTTGAAAAGTCCATAACAATTCCTCCCTTGCTTTTATTGTAGCAATGAGTGATTGAATTGGCAATAACCGAAACGGTCAGAAATGACCGTCTGCCGGGGATGACCGTCCGGCACTGATGAGGTAGGTCGTGATAATTTCTCCTTAGGCGGTGGCGCAGGTCACCGCCAGAAAAAGAAAGGGGTGAAAAGATGGTAGGAGAAAAAGATGTGCAGGGTATGGTTGATGAGATCGTGCCAATGCTGAGAGGTTTAGACAGATCTTCGCTATTGTTAATTAAAGGCAGTGCGGAGGTGCTGAGTATTCACGCAAAAATGGAGAGGGGTGGAAAGGATGGAGAGAAACCCGATATACATGACACGTAAAGAGATCGGTGAGCTAGTTGGCTACAGCCACACGGCTGTAGATAACAGGCTGGCAGAAATACGAAAATATCAGGAAAAGGACTCAAGCCGATACAGATACCCTTTTAATGGGAGTCGTGTTCATGTGGGCGTATTCATCGACTGGTGCGCCAACAGAACCGCCCTAATGGACAGCAGAACTGCGAAACACGTGCCACCGTTTAACGTGTATGAGTCACTGGCTTATGCCGGAGTTCTTATCTCTGATGCGTCCGTAATGCGTCTGCAATGACTCATAAATGAAACTACACAGAGCCAGAACAGGCAGAAACACTTTAACAGCGTAAAGCGTACAAAGTGGATAAAATACATCAATAAGTGCAAATGAGATAAAAGGCTTGAAATAAGGAAAAACACAGTTTGCATGGGGTAAAAATAGTTAAAATACATCAATAAAAACTATCGCACGATAATTCGCATGATAATTCGCACGAAGAATCGCACGATATGAATGCACCGCAAAGCCAGTGTTTACAAGGCTTGCGAGACTTTTAAGAATCCAACTTAGCACGATAATTCGCACGAACTACGCACGAAGAATCACACGTTCTCGCGGATATATATTATATATATAATTTAATATTCTTAAAAATAAAAAAATAAAAAAACGCGTGCGCGTGATAGATAAAGAACAAAGAAAGGAGACATAATCAAATGAGAAAAACGATAGGCTGGTCACTGATAATCATAGGACTACTCGGTATGTTTTGGGTGGCACTCACGTTAGAGAATGCCGGAAACGTATCTTTGACACCGTATCTCATGCGAGAGATTGGATGGGGTCTGGTGACCGTGATTGGTGGTCAGATTAGAGACAGGTACAAAAAAGAGTGCCCACGATAGTCCGGCAAGACTGGAGCACTCAACTAAATAACCATAGCTATTATAACACAGGAGGTAAAGAGATGGAAGAAGTAAGATTTAAAGATATGGAATTTAAAGATGTGGATCGTGTAAGCATTCCGATACCGGAATACAGAGAGCTGATCGAAGCCAAATGTAAGGCAGAAGCAGAGGCTGACAGGAACCTATATGACTGGACGCGTGAGAAAAGAAGAGCCGACTTGGCAGTGTTAGAGCTCGAAGAATTGAAAGCAAAATTTGAAGAGCTGAAAGCAAAGTGCGAAGAGGAGCTTAAGCAGAATGGAAGAGATTGAGGGATATGACAGATGGAAGACCACGCCACCGAGAGAACCAGATCCGATATATTATTGCGACCAGTGCGGTGAACCGGTGTACGAGGGAGATTTTATTTACGACATCGATGAATAGATAATATGCAGCGACTGCATTAGAGATTATGGGAGGTACGTTGGAAATGAACAGCTTATATGAATTGACATCAGAATACAAGGAGCTTCTGGAGATGTTGGAAGATGCTGATCTGGATGCCGATGTAATTAAAGACACGTTAGACGGAGTAGAGGGCGAATTTGAAATGAAAGCTGATGCGATCGCAAAAGTGATAGCAGAGGAAAAGGGTGACGCCGAAAAGATTGATGCAGAGATCAAGAGACTGACAGAGCGCAAGAAAGCGAAGCTGAACAATGCCGGAAGACTCAAGAAATATCTTGAGAGTGCAATGATTGCAACAGGCAAAAAGAAGTTCGCTACCGCACTTTTTGGGTTCGGAATCCGCAAAAATACTCCAGGAGTCGTGATCGACAACGAAGAAAAAATACCGAAAGAGTGGTGGATTGAACAAGAGCCGAAGCTTGATAAGGCGGGACTTAAGAACTACTTGAAGAATAACGAGACGGACTACGCTCACTTGGAGCAGTCGGAGAGTTTAGTGATTCGGTAATAGGGGGGTATCACGTAATGGAATTTAGAAAGCTGAGGGCAGATGAGATAGACTGCAGAGTGGCGCAAGTAAAAGATACCGGAGTAACACTCCTGCTGTACAAAGATGCAAGATGCGACATGAACATACTGGACGAGACGGTAGGTAGCATGAATTGGACGCGATCACACTGTCGTGATAACGCTAATTGTATTGTGTCGATTTGGGACAAAGACAAGAAACAGTGGATCAGCAAGGAAGACACAGGCACAGAAAGCAACACGGAAAAAGAAAAGGGTCTGGCTTCGGATAGTTTTAAACGAGCGTGCTTTAACTGGGGGATTGGTAGGGAGCTGTACACCGCACCGTTTGTGTTTATCGGAGCTGATAAGTGCAATATCGTAACAAGCGGCAATAAGAGAGCTTGCTATGATCGGTTTAAAGTGTCGGAGATTGGATATGACGACTCTGGCAAGATTGACAGACTTGTGATTGCTGATAGGAAAGGCAGAACGGTATACCAGTACGGAGAGAAAAAGGAAGAAAAAAATCAAAAGCCGGATAATGGAGTGCCAAGAGTGACACAGTCACATATAAACACATTACGTAGCATTTTCACGAAAAAGAACATTGATGAAAAGAAGATACTCGATATCTATGGAGTATCAAAAATTGAAGAGTTGAATATCAATCAATTTACCGGAATAATGAATCACCCGAATGAATTCCAGAAGAGGTGTGGTGCATGAATTTCCGCGGAAACATAGTCCAAATTTACAGAGATTATGCAAGACGGAAGTGGATGATTACGCTTGAGACAGATCAAGATATAACGGAAGAATATGAACGGTTGAAAGATAAGGTTGTATCTGCTGTCATTAAACTCTTCCGAAAGTCTCGAAGCCTAAATGCGAACGCCTACTACTGGCAACTGCTTGGCAAAATCTGCGAAGTTACCGGGGAGAACGCTGCATACAG